ACACGCCGGGTCGCACCGCTGAACAGCAGCGCTTTCTCAGTGCTGGCCATGCCAGCGCGCTAGAACGGGCGTACACATGCCTGAAACGCGGAGCGACGCTCAGGAAGCAGGAACGGCGAACGACGCACCGCGCGACGAACTGGCCCCCGAGCCGCTCGATACGCAGTATGACGGCGATGACGGCGCCGAGGAACAACCGCCCGAACCGGAAGAAATCGAAGAGATTGAGCTTTCGTTCGGGGCCGAGAAGTTCAAGGTCGCCAGGAACGCCATCCCGGCCGATGTTCTGGAAAAGCTGGAAGGCTTCACCAAGTCGGTTCAAGGCGACTACACGCGCAAGACGCAGGCGGTTGCCGAACAGCAACGGTCCGCCGAGGCGCAGATGGAGTTTGCGCAGAAGCTCGGCACGCTCAAAGGCGAAGCGCTCGCCGCGTTTTCAGGCGGGCAGCGCATCGCTTCCGAGATCCAGCAGCTTGAGGCAATCCGGCTTGATGAGCTTTGGCAGTCCAACCCGGACCAGGCCAGGCGAGTCAGTGACGCGATTTCGTCCAAGCGCGGAGAGTTTCAGCGCCTCGTGAATACGGTTTCCCAGCATGAAAGCGCCATGGACGCCGAGCAGGAGCGATACGTCGCCACCCAGCTCGAAGCCGGCCAGGCGAAAATGCAGCAACTCGTGAAGGGGTTTGACGCCACGGGCGCAGCGGCAATGGTCCAGTATGCGGAGAAATCCGGCATCCCGGCCAACGAAGCAGCGAAGTGGGCACTGAATCCCATTGTGGCGCAATTTGCCTGGAAGGCGATGAAATACGACGCGCTCCAGGCGTCCACCAAGGCGGCCACGGCTGCCAAACCGACACAAGCGCCCGCGGCACCAGTCCGCTCAGTTGCTGGCAAGCCTTCGGCCTCGGCCAGAGGCCCCGACCAAATGAGCGACGCTGACTACTACCGCTGGGAACAGGAACAACACGTCAAGCGCCGACGCTGAGGCGCGGCGACTGGCAAACAGGGAACGGAACGCCGTGAGGCGCCCCGTGCAAAATCATGTCCAACACTCTTCTGACTCTCGACAAGATTACGCGGAAGTCGCTGGTGGTTCTCCACCAGAAGTTGAACTTCATCGGCAACATCGACCGCCAGCATGAGGCCAGTTTCGGCAATGAGGGCAAGATGCAGGGCGAAGCGATCCGCATCCGCCTGCCGAACCAGTACACGGTCCGCACCGGACAGGTGTGGAACGCGCCGTTCATCACCGAGGCGTCCGTGTCCCTGACGGTCAACCGCTATCGCGGTGTCGACATGAATTTCTCGGATCAGGACTTCGCCCTGCGCATCGAGGATTTCACCGAACGCCACATTGACCCCGCGATGAGCGTGCTGGCGGCGCACATCGAAAACGACGCGATGTCGATGTTCAATTCCGTCCACCAGGCGGTGGACAACATCGCTACGCCGATTGGCACGCGGCCGATGGGCCGGGCGCGCAAATTCCTGACTGACGCGCTGGCCCCGACTGGCGACCGAACCTGCATCCTCAACTCGCAGGACAATCTGGACTACATCGACGCCGTGAAGGGCCTGTTTCAGGATTCCTCGTCGGTGGCGAAGCAGTATCGTGAGGGCCTTACCGGGCGCAATGCCGGGTTTGACATTTACGAAAGCACGCTGATCCCGACGCCCACGACCGGCACCGCCGCGGCCCTCACGACCTACACGGTCAACGGTGCGTCTCAGGTGGGCGCGGGCGTGGTTGTCCAGACCGGCTCCACGACCTTCGCCGTGGGCGATGTGTTGACGTTCGCGGGCTGTTTCCGCGTGCATCCCGAGACCAAACAGTCAACGGGCGACCTGCAACAGTTCGTTGTGACTGCGGCTTACGCTGGCGGCGGCGGCACGGTGGCGATCTCACCTTCCATCGTGGTGACGGGCGCGCGGCAGAACGTGTCCGCATCGCCCAGCAACACGGGCGCGGTGGCCAAGATCGGCCCCGCTTCGGTGGTCTATCGCCCGAGCGTGGCCTTCCATCGGGATGCGTTCACGTTCGCCACGGCGGATCTTCCCATGCCCGGCGGTGTGGACAAGTGCAGCCGGAAGATGATTGACGGCATTTCGTTGCGCTTGATCCGCGACTTCGATTCCGTCAATGCGCGCTTCATCACGCGCTTGGACGTGCTCTACGGCTACACGGCGCAGCGGCCGGAACTCGCCGTCCGCATTCTGTCCAACTAGGAGGGCAGAGACATGGCCGGAATTACCCTCGGCAACGTCTACGGGCTGATGGTCGTGACCGTCTTCGTGGACATTGCCAGCATCGCGGCGAATACCACAGTCGAGCAGTCGTTCAACGTGCCCGGCGTTCGCCTTGGTGACATGGTGATCGTCACCACTGCAAGCGCGGTCAACGCGGGCGTTTTCGTGGCGTCCGCGCGCGTGACTGCTGCCAATACGGTGGCGCTTCGCGTTGGCAACGTCACTGTGGGCGCGCTTGATCCTGTTGCGCAGGATTGCCTGTTTTTCGTGATCCGCCCTGACGCAGGCGTTCGCGTGGGCGTGGCGATGTGATCCGACTGGCGCGGGGCTGTCATGGTTTTGCGCTTCTTCTTTTGGAGGGCGATGCTATGAATTTCGTTGAATACCCCAAGGCGCTTTATCTGCGCGGATGGGACGATCTCGCGGCGGTGGTGACGGTCCACAACGCGGCCGAGGAAGCCGACGCCCGCGCCGCTGGCTACAGGGTCATCTCTGAGCCGGTTGCGGCCCCTGCCATGGATGATGACGCCCCGGAGGTGCCCAAGCGCCGCGGGCGGCCTCCTGGCGCGGCTGCTGTGGCGCCTGACGCGCAATGAGCCTCCTCACAATCGCCCAGGCCGCGTCCGACCAGATCGGCCTCGACGTGCGCCCCCTGACGATTGTGGGCAATCCAGACAAGGACGCACAGCGGCTGTTGCGGTTCGCTAAGATGGTGGGCAGCGAAATTGTCGGGCGCGCGCCGTGGCAGGCGTTGCGAATTGAGCGCAAATTCACCGCGACCGCGACTGAATTCCAAGCGAACGCAATCCCGGCTTCCTTCATTCGGTTTTTGCCAGAGACGCTATGGGATGAAACAAACAGCTTGTCCATTACAGGCCCGATTGGCCCGGCCGAATATCAGGCGCGCAAGAATGGCACACCCAACGCTGGGCCGATGCGGTGGTTTGAGCGCCGTGGGAATGCGCTGAATATCTGGCCAGTCCCGGCCGCCGGCGCGATCTTAAGTTATGTGTATCAGACGGGCGATTATATGAGGCAAGTTATTGCCCCCGCTGGTTTCCCGGTAGGGGGCGTTCTGCAAAACCGCGCCGCGTGGTTAGTAGACGACGACGAAGCGGCAATTTCCGAGGAGCTTATCACTCTCGGCGTGGTCTATCGCTTCCTTTTGGCGGATGGCCAGCCCTACGGCCAAGCGCAAGCGGATTATGAGCGCCGCTTGGCCCAAGAAATCGCCCATGAGAATACCGGCGCTCGGGTGCTGGCAACGGCTGACATTTTCTCGCGTGGCTCGGCGCGCTTTACGGGCGAGCCTGGCGGCGGCGGCGGGCGCTACTTTTGAGCGGCGCACCAGCCAGCGCCGTATCCCTGCCGCCTCCGGTCGGTGGGTGGGACGCGCTCAGCCCGCTTGTGGACATGCCCGCAGACCGCGCGCAAACGCTCGTCAACTGGTTCCCCGACGCCGATAAGGTGACGGTTCGGCGGGGCTATGCTGCGCATGTGACGGGCCTTGTTGGCGCGGTTGAGACGCTATTCACCTATCAGCCGGGCAGCGGCACCAACACCATGTTTGCGGCTGCCGATGGCGGCATTTTCAACGTGACGGCGGCGGGGGCTGTCGGCTCGGCGGTGGCCAGCGGGTTTGCGAATAACCGCTGGCAATGGGCGCAGATGACCACGGCGGGCGGCCATTTTATCTTGGCCTGCAATGGCGCAAACACGGCGCAGCTTTACAACGGCACGGCGTGGGCAAACAGCACGATCACCGGCCCAACGCTGACGAATTTAGTGTGGACCAACATGCACCAGCGCCGGCTGTGGATGGGCGAAACCGGTACGCTGCGCGCATGGTACCTCGCGCCAAATGCGGTTACGGGCGCGGCCACATTCTTTGACTTCACCGGGCTGGCGTCGCTCGGCGGGTTTATCATGGGCATGGGCACATGGACGCGCGACGGGGGCAGCGGGCCGGACGATCTCGCGGTATTCTTGACCAGTGAGGGAGAAGTGCTGGTTTACAGCGGCACGGACCCTTCCAGCGCGGCAACGTGGTCGCTGGTCGGCATCTTCCGCATCGGCCGCCCCCTCGGCCGGCGCTGCATGGTGCGAGCTGGCGCGGATCTCATTTTGATGACGCAGGACGGTTTTGCGGAGCTGTCTCGCGTGCTTCCGATCGACCGCGCGCAGCAATCGGCCGCCAGCCTGACGATGCTCATTAATCCCGCATTGGCAACGCAAGCGCGGTCCTTCTCCGCAAATTTCGGCTGGCAGCCGATGCTGTATCCGACTGCCAGTATGCTCATTTTTAACGTGCCGGCTGGCGCTGGCGGTTTCGAGCAATACGTCTTCAACACCATCACTCGCGCGGCTGCACGCTTTACCGGGATACCGGCGCGCTGCTTTGGGCTGCTTGGCGATGCGGCCTTCTTCGGCGGAAACGGAACGGTTTTCCGGTTCGATTCAGGCGTGACCGATGCGGGCGCGAACATCACCGCGATCGCGGTGCAGGCGCCCAACGCTTTTGGTGCTCGAGCGCAGAAGAAGAACTTTCGCCGCGTGCGCGTGATTATGCAATCCGAGGGTGTGCCTTTGGTCGGTGTGGACCTGGCGCTGGATTACGCCACGCAAGCGCCCATGCCGCAGCCGATAGGTGCGGTTGCGATTGTCGCTCTTTGGGATGTCGCGGTTTGGGACGGCGGCCAGTGGGCGGG